GGCCGGCCGATCCGCTAAAGACGGGTCGTCGTCGCTTGCGCGCCGGCCTCGCACCCGTAGCTCAGCCGGATAGAGCGTTGCCCTCCGAAGGCAAAGGTCACACGTTCGAATCGTGTCGGGTGCGCCAGCAATTTCAAGGCCTTAGCCGATTGCTCCCGCAACACTGAAGCCGCACAGGAAGCACATAGGAAGCAGGCGGCGGAAAATTCCTGCTATTCCCCGCCAATTGAAAGGAAGCGGCGAAGCCCGTTCGCTTCGTCAGCCTCGTCCAACTTCTCCTTGCCCGAAGTCTTGATCCACTCGCCATCGGTGCCGCCGAGAGCGCGATAAGCCTGTTGCGCCTGGCGGACCATCAGCTTGCGAAGATGGTCATCTGTGATGCCGACACTTCGGCGGGCTACATCCGTCCCTTCGAGCCTTGGCGGCCAGACGGTCAGACCTTGGCGGGCGGTGCGAACGAAAGCGCATCCGGCAAGACTGAAGCCGTTCGCCTGGCAATCGAAGAACGCCAGGATCGTGTTGCCGCCCTTGTTTGGCCTCAGCTGCGAAACTCGGTTCAGCCCAGTGATGATGACTTCGTGCATGGCATTGCTCCTTAGACGAAGAGAAATCCATCTTCCCGGCTTTCATAGGGTGAGGGTGTCGTTTCGTTCGCCAGGACACGGCCAACGGCCATTGCGGCGGCAACAGCACCATCGATCCGCCCGCGCGCCCGTTCCTTCGTGAACTTCTCGTTTTCCGCCGCATCTTTGTCGGCCACCACGTTGGCGAAGCACATGCGCAGGAGCGGATTGCCGCCATGCCGGAAATGGCCGGTGAGGATCGCCCGCTTCAACTCCTTCACGGGCGCGGCCATGCTGGCGAAGCCCTGGCCGAACTGGTTGATCGTGAAGCCCTGTTCCTGAAGGGCAGTGTTCACCGCCGTCGAGTTCCAACGATCGATTGCGATTTCCTGCACGCCATACTTTTCGCCGAGGGTGATGACGTGATCCACGATCGCGCCATGGTCCACCACGTTGCCGGGCGTGAGGGTCAGGAAGCCCTCGGCGGCCCAGCGCATATAGTCAGCACGATCCTTTTCGCCCTTCGTGGCGATGTTCGCTTCCGGCAGGAAGAACATGGGCAGCACGTCATACCGGCGGCTTTCGCCATCGCCTTCAGGAAAGACAGCCACCACCGCCGTCAAATCTTGCACGCTGGAAAGATCGATCCCGATCCAGCACGGGCGGCCGATCAGCTCTTCGGCTGGCGTCATGGCCTCGGCGGCATCATAGACTTCGAGGGCAAGCCACGGGTTTGCCGATCCCTCTTGCCACTGATTGAGGTGGAAGCGCCGGAAGTCGGCAACCTCGGCTGGGAAGTGTTCGATCCGCCGCGCCTTGATACGCAACTCTTCAAGCGAACAGAAACCCGCATTGATCGCAGGATTTGCAGCGTGCCAAGCGGCTTCGTCGCGCCAATCCGCCTCAGGTTCGGCAGCAAAGATGATCGGCGCAAAAGTCCGATCCTTGATTTCTCCTGTTGCAACCTTGTGCGAATAGTTCCACAGATCCCATGCAAGCCCGCCTTGGCCGTCACCAGCGGTGGAAATGATGACGGTGAGTGGGTGCGAACGCTTCACCATCGAATCCGTCACGGTCTTGAAGAGCTTACGGCCCTCGCCAGTCGGCCAGGCGTGAATTTCATCGGCCAGGAAAAACGATACGTTCAGGCCGTGCTTCGAATAGGCTTCCGACGAAATGGCCTTGAGAGTGCTCTTCGTCTTCGGGTGCCCCAGCGACTTCCGGCTTTCCACCGCGCGCACCCGGCTCGCAAGCGTGTCATCCTGAAGGATGAACTGATGCGCCGCGTTGAAGGCAATGCCCGCGTTCTCGCGATCGGCAGCAGCCATAATCACCTGGCCGCCTGCTTCGGCTTCCGGACCGAGGAAGTGCGCAAGGCTTAGGGCGGCGGCCAGCGTGGTCTTCGCATTGCCGCGCGGAATCCAGATGCAAGCCATGCGAACCGCGCGGCCGCCGTCATCGTTCGATGGGCCGTAAATGCGGCGGATGATCGCTTCCTGAAAAGCATGAAGGTGGAAGGGCTTCCCGGCAAAGTCGCCTTCCCATAACCGCAGACGGCGCACGAAGCGGCAGATGCGATCGGCCCGGCCCGTCGGATCATCATATAGCGCCGGGTCAGGCGAGAAGATCGGCGTCCCAAGCATCATTGGCTTTCTCTCCGGCTTTACCCCCCACGCCTCGCCGATGCGGGGTTAGCCCCAGCTCGGCGGCCAACAGACGGGCTTCGCGCATGGCGGCACTTTGCATTCGGAATGCCGGGTGCGGCTTTTGGCCATTCTCGGTCATCACCATGCGGCCTTCGCGGCCCATGATCTCTTCGGTTTCGCGGACCATACCCACGGCCACACAATAGCTTTCGAGGGTCGCCAGCGTGTCGGCGGACAAGAGGTTGCGCTGAAGCAGTTCGGGAGCCGCCCGCCTCCATTCGGCCTTCGCTTGGGAAGTCAGCCATGAAGGCGCGGACGGGCATTTGCCGCACATGGTGCCGCCATCGATGACGGTGAGCTTCGGCTTCCGTCCCTTCATCGTGAAACTCCATTTTCAGCGGGATTGCGCGCGAGATTGGGGCGTCGGTCCCAGGGGGTCGGGTCAGAATTCAAGACCTCCCCCTCCCATGCTTGTAGGTCTGCCGAATGCGCCTTCGGTCGCCACGGCCTTCCGGCTGTTGCAGCGGCGGTGCATCGGCTGCCAGTTCGATCGATCCCAGAAGAGCCGCATGTCGCCCTTATGAGCGATGCGGTGATCCACCATGTCGGCGGCCTGGCCGCAGCCACAGGCGCACAGGCGATTCTCCGGCAGTGCGAGGAAGGCCTTGCTTTCCCTGTTCCACCTGCTGTTGTAGCCACGGGCGCGGGCAGATGGTCGTCGCTCATCGGCGGCAGCCTTGGCGTGCGAGAGACAGAGCGGGCAGCGTCTTCCGGTGAACGGTGGATGCCCAGCGGGGCAATGCTTCGGGGGGGACCACGGCATGCCGTCACCTGCTCGGCTTGCTGTGAAACCCGGCCCCTTCCTTCTGGCCCGGTTCGATCCATCGCGACTTGACGGCAACCTCGCGTTCGAACGGGATTGCCGCAAGCTCCTGGCGCGGGAACGTGATGCGCTGATCCATATGGCCCGCGCGCATGGTCAGAAGCTCCACGTCTTGTGATTGCGTATGAGTTCTTCAGCCTCATCGCTGGTTCGGGCGATGAAGCCCGATCCGATGGCCGCGCTTCCGCGGTGCTCGAAGAGGTGGCCGACGCGCAACTTGATCGCTGTGCGGATCGGTTCGGGAATATCGTCAGGGTCGTCGCCGAAGCCTGCCGTGAAGGTGATCGTCACCGCTTCCGGCACATTGCGGATCGACGGCCAGCTCTTCCCAAAGGCCGGGCGAAGCTTCGCGCCTTCCACGGAGCCGAGGGCGAAGACCTGGTATTCCGTGGGCGCAAGGGTTTGCGTTGCTCCATCGGGATCGATGTAAGTGATTGCGTCGATCGACTGGCACGGCGGCAATGGAATCACGACTTCGTTTTCGAAACGATCGAGGGTCAGCTTCCACGTTTGCGTGATAAGGCAGCGGCCAAGCGAGCCGTCGCGCCCGTCGAGGCGTTGCGTGGCAGCCTTGATGAAGCCGGCGATGAGGGCGTCTTCGTCACCAAAATCAACGCGGAGGTGCTCTTTCACCTCATCCATGGTGACGGGATCGTTCTCGGGCGCTGTCTCCAAGATCAGGGGCATCGCTCGCAGTCTCTCGATTGAAGGTGCAAGCCCGGCCAGCCGAAGCCAGCCGGGCGAACTGGGTCACGCAACGGGGCGCTGGTGCGCATTGCCCTTGACGAGGATCACGCCGGCGGCAATCGAGGTGCCGCCGTTCTTCGTCAGGACCGTTCGCAGGTAGCGGCGGTTGCCGACATAGCCGACCTTGACCACGGCATTCGCGAGCAGGCTTGCCGGGAAGGTGCCGATCAGTTCACTGGCCGGCACGTCCTCGAAATCGCCGGGCGTGGTCGTGTGACTGTGCTGGAGCCGGGGCGTGAAATCCCCGTCGCCGGCAATGGCGCCGGTCTGGATCACGACGGCCGCCGAGTTGAAGCCCAGCGTGTCGACGGGGCTGGAGGTGTTCGTCGCGGACAAGACGGCCGGGGCGACCACCTGAACGACGCCGAGATTGTGTGCGAGGTCACGGTTCATGGTTCAGCTACTCCTCAGGCGGTGGCGCACTTGATGGCCTTGACGGCCTCGGCCAGGACCATGCCGCCGCCGACCCGGCGGCGGGCGTGGAAGCGCACAAGGCCGTTCGTCGCGACGGAATACGGGTCGCGCATCAGCGACAGCGCCACGCGGTCATAGATCCGGTAGGCGCGGGCGAAGTCGCCAAAGACGATCGGGATCGTCCCGGCGCCGATATCCGGCATGTCCGGGGCTTCCACCACGGGGCGGCCAAGGATGGTTTCCGGCTGGCCGTCCGCGTAGGACTTCTGCCAGAGGAAGGTATCGTCGCCGTCCTTCAGCTTGCGGATGAAGGCGAGCGTGCTGGCATTCATCATCCACACCCCGCGCTGCCGGTAATACTGCGGCATCGAGTAGAGGTGCGTGATGAGCAGCGAGGCCGGGTCCGAACCCATGGTCGAGGCGTTGCCGGTCGGGGTATAGGTCAGGTCCGGATCGTTCAGCAGGCCAAGCGGCTTCTTGTCGCCGTTGCCCGTCAGGAACACCTCGCCCTCCTGCCGGCCGAACTCCTCGGCCAGGTCGGAGGCAACCTCGGCTTCGATGTTGACCGCAGCATCCTCCAGCAGGCGAAGCGACACATCCACGAAGCAGGCGCTCTCGTGGATCGGGATTTCCACCTGTCCATAGGTGGAGCCGGTCTCCTGGCGCGTCTCCGTCTCGCCAACCCAGAGGGCGGTCGGGCGGCCGGTGCGCTTCGGCAGGATCACCTCGCCGGAGCCGGTCGAACCGACGCGCGCCGCCTGGCGCATGGGCGAGATTTCCACGATGCCCTTGATGACCTCGGCCACGAAGTCCGGCGGGGCGAGATAGCCGCCGGCCGTGTCATCGGCCACGCGCAGGGCCTTGACCTCATCCACCGGCAGGGCCTCGCGGCCGTGACGGATGAAGCCGACGAAAGCCTTCGCCTCAACCTTCTCCGGTGCCGTTTTCGTCTCAACCACCGCGCCGGGTCGGTTCAACTTCTGTTCGATGCGCTCGGCGGACTTGGCGACGTTGCCGACGCCTTCTTCCACCGACTTCAGACGGGTGTTGATATCAGCCACAGTGTCTTCGAGTGCGGTGACACGGGCCGCAACGTCCTCAACCTGATTTCCCGCCTCAGGCGCGGGCGCCTTCCTCTCAACCGCCATGCTCAGGCTCCTTGTGATAGCCGCGCCCATCGCGGCAGGGTTTCCGGCTTGCGCCGTCTTCACATTGGTCACGCGCGCCCGCGATGCTGCGGGAATCGAGACCAGCGAAATTTCGACCAGTTCGAGGTCTTCCAGGGTGCGGCCACCATCGGCCCGGCGGCTGAATGCACGCGCGCGGAAGCCGATCGAAAGACCGTTCAACGCGCCCGCCTTGAGCAGTGCATAGGCTTCCCGGCCGCGTCGGGTTTCGAGGATCAGGCGGCCCGTGACGGCAAGGCCGGTCCCGTCTTCGTGAAGCTCGATCCACACGCCAATGGGTTCGGAAGGATCGTGCTGCCACAACATCAGCGGCGCGGTGCCAGCAGCCCCGTGTTCGGCCAGGCTCCTCGCGAATGCGCCCCTGGCGATGACATCGCCATAGCTGTCCGGCTCCCCCTCGAACAGGCTGGCGTAGCCGCTGAGAAGGCCGGCTTCGTCGGTAGCGAACTTGGCCTCGATATCAAGACGATCCATTGCCGCCCCCTGCCTTGCTGGCATCTTCGGTGTTCATCGGCAGACGGAATTGATCGCCACCGGCATAGGGCGCGCGGTTCTCGGCAGCTCGCACTTCGTTCGGCGAAAGCAGGCCATTGGTGACTGCCTTGGCGTAGGCATCAAACCGGGCGGCCAGATCGGCGCGGGCCAGATCGTCGGTGAGAAATTCCGCATAGTATTCGTCGCGTTCTTCGGGCATGAGAAGGGCGCGACGGATGCCGCCTTCCCAACACTTGAGCCACGGCAACAGGGTCAGAGAGAGAAATTGCTGCCCCATACTTTCGGCGTTGTTATGCGTGGTCCGCTCAAGGTCTTGAAGGAGATGCAGCGGAATGCGGAAGCCGCGCGCAATCTCGGCGACCTGGTAACGACGCAATTCCATGAACTGAAGATCGACGCTGGTAAATTGCAGCGCCTGGAAGTCCATCCCGTCTTCGAGGATCAGTGTCTTGCCGCTGTTCGGACCACCAGCATGAGCACTATTGAAGCTTTCTCGAAGTCGCTTCAGGGCCTCGGGACCGAGGGGCTTGCCGTACTTGAAGATGCCCGCGGGCCGCGCGCCGGAACCGAAGATGCGCGCGCCATGTTCTTCCATCGCAAGCGCCAGGCCAATCGCCTCCCTCATCTGCACGATCGGCGACATGCCGACATATGGCGAAGTGCCGAGTGCTTTCAGATGAAAGATTTCCGTGCGGTCATAGACACGCTGGCCGCCATCGCTGGAGGAAATCCTGAAGAAAGGTTCCATCGTGGCGGAATGAATTTCCACCACAACGCTTGGCGGTGGGATGGGAATAAGCTCGGTGATCTTGCCGCCCATCCGATTGATGAAGGCGAACGCATTGCCATACAGGCAAAGCGCGGTCTGCATGAAAAGCCGGAACTCGAAAGCGGAAGTCCATCCGTTCGCCTGGCCGTGCAACAGCTCGGCAAGCGGGTGATCGGTCGCACGCTCTTTGCCGCCATCGCGCTTTCGCCGGTAAAGGTGCAATGGGAGTTGCGCGACCGATTCAGCGATCACCTTCACTGCCGCATAAACGGTCGGGCAGCGCATTGCGGTTTCGGGCGTGACGGCCACACCGGACACGGACGGCGTTGCGCCGAACAAAGCCACAAGCTCTGGCGAAGAGTCCGCCAGAGTTGCCTTGGCTTCCATTCCGATCAGCTTCTTGATGCCCTCGAACATCGTCACCAGCGCACAAGTGTTGCGATGACAATCAGGGCGAAAGTCCCGCATTCAAAGCAAAAACGGCCATGACGGCCGCATTAGAAGTGCTCGAAAAGGCGAGGATATTCAGGGGTTTGCAAGGAAACTACGCTGCCCTTTCCCGATCGCCGAAGACTTCCTTCCAAGCGAGAGCTTCGGCTTCGTGTCGGGAAAACCCGCCATCATATTCCAGGATAGCGGCGCGCTCCTCGTAGCTGTCGAGAAGGTCAACTTCATGCGCTGTGTCGATGTTTTCTGGTGCTACAGGTGCTACAGGTGCTACG